ATTAGAACTAGGATGATAACGATCCTTATACGCCTCATAATAGGCTTTCATCAACAAGATGTTGTTGAATGCTACTTTATAGTCTCGGCTGTTCATTTCGCTCGAGATATACTCCTTCAAGTGGAAGTCATGCTTGAACTCAAGAGCAAATGGCTTAGCGTCACTACGGACCTTATTGAATTCAGGATTAATGTTATCACGAATGAATCGCATCGACACATCAGAGTCCGAGAAGCCAAGTACGCGGAACGGAATTCCAACCTTCTTACAGAACTCTGATAGGATGAGGACCTGGTTGAATACACCAGGAAGAACCGAACTCATTGAACCAGAAAGGTCCATATACATGACCATACCGTGGTTCTTGCCTTCAGGAAAGTTCGTGACTCGCTTAAAGATGTCATTGGAAAGACGGTACTTATGCAGACGGGCAACATCGATCTTACCAGTCTTAGCAATCTTACCACGGTTCAACATACGAGCATTCTTACGCATCTCAAACTCTTTAACAAGAAAATTGATATATGCGTTATTGTCGGTACGGTACTCGCTATGCAGCATCGTCAGCAGTTCATCGTATGAGCCAAAGCCAAACGGACCACGGTTATTTGGATTGTTCATGTAGATGCTGAACATAGCACGAATGCCAGCATCGATAGGATGAACAAGGTCCTTAGCCTGGACTACATACTCGTTAAGATTATACTTGCCAACAGTAATCGAGGCAGGTTGGCTGCTATAGATGTTATCCTGCTTTTTAGCCTTGGCAAACATTTCCTGCTCGCTCTTACGGAACGATTGATCAGTCTGAGAGGGTGCAACAGATGAGGTATCCTCACTATTACCATCCTGATCAGAATCGGATGAATCGCTTTCCTGGTCCTCGCCCTCGCTAGGACCATCCATCTGATCCTTGCTCTCGCCTTCGTTTTTTTCAGGCGAAAGATTCTTCATGCCATTCTGTTGTGTGGCATCTTTCTTCTGCGTAGGCTGACCCCTACCCTGCTGCTCCTTCTTCTCTTTATTCTTCTTGGCCTGCTCGCCCATCAGCTTCTTGGCAAATGCAACAACCTCATCCCAAGTTTCGAGTGAGTATGCTTCCTCGATAAGAGCTTTCTCATCATCAGTAAAGTCAATGAGGACGTGGGCGCCAACCTTTGCTTCGACGTTCAAACGATCGATGAAATCAAGATCGTTGATACGGTCCTGAAGGTTCTCGCCAAAGAAATTAAGGTCAACGAGTTTCTTATAGGCGTTCGCAAACGAACGGCGAAGCCCTGGGTACTCGTTCTTAATCTTACGCTCAATGCGGATGTCTTCAACGACATTAAGATAGGTTTTTAGAACATGGTCAATCTCACCGTTCTGCTCAATAGCAGAATGGAACCCCTCAGCAGGAGTCACACGAGCATGACCAACCTCATGGCCTTCGAAGAGGTCAAGAAGGTCTTCGTCAAGATTGTGAATTAGTGGGATGTGAATCGTTCGGCTCTTCAGATCGAAGGATGCCGTAGGGTACTTTGTTGAGTACTGGACCGAAAGATTCTCGGTTGCTAGAAGCCTTGCAAGGGCAGACTTCTCGTTAAGCTTAGTGTTCAACATATACGTCCACTATACATGAATCCGTAGGAAAGACAACACATAGAATCAATGAGTTATAACCCCTTGATTTATAAGGACATCTAACTTGTTGATTTTAGTGGCTAAAGTCGAACTTACCAAACTTTGCGGAAGCAGATGGCTCGAATTCCGTACTATAACTAGAACCAGGAGCATCCATGATGTTGCTCTGAGCACCCATTTCAACATCATAAAGTTTCATCTTACCCTTATCAACTCCAACAACAAATCTCTTAAACTTAGTTGGATCACTATAACGATTCTTCAACTGCTTAATCATAATCTGATTGAGCTTATCCAACTCCTCAGTTGTAATGAGAGCAATCATAATATCAGCTGTAGCAGGAAGGCCAAAGGATTCAGAAGTATCTTCTAGTCCAACATCAGTATTAGTGAAGCCAGTTCTATTTGTCTGAGTAGCAGAGACAATAGGAACATCAAACTCCACTCCAAGGCCTCTTAACTCTTCAGCAATAGCCTTAACATAGGTATAAGAGTTAACGTTGGCACTAGCCTTCAATCTAGAAGAACTACAAATATTCAAATAGTCGATATAGATGATATCAGGCTTGAAGTTTCTCTTCAACCTTAGTTCATTAATCAAATGTCTAAAATTAGCACTACCAGCAGATGCAGTAGGATACTCTTTAATGATTAGCTTACCAGTTGTCTTATTCTTAAACCTTTCAATCTTTTTATTATAGGCATCTTTAGTGAGGACAGCAAGCTCATCTAATGTAACATCTAGAAGGTTGGCATCAATTCTTTCAGCAATCTTCTCTTCAGCCATTTCCATTGTAATGTATAGAACATTCTGGCCAGACGATAAGTTGTGTGCAGCCATATGGCACATTGCTAATGACTTACCAACACCAGTACCAGCTAGGATAATGTTTAGAGTCTTACGAGGAAGGCCGCCCTTAGTAATCTTGTTAAGATACTCTAAATCGAAGGGAATCCTTTTCTCCTTCTTATGGTAGTTCTCAAAACGAGTTGCAGAGTCCTCTAGGAAGTCATGGCCAATATGTTGGTCAAACGAGACAGCTAGAGCATCCGAAAGTAGTTTTGGTATTGCACCTCTACTTTGCTGCTCCTTTTGGTTATCCATGATCTTAATCGAATCCATGATGGCATTATAGATTGCCTTATCTTGACAAAACCTTTCCGTGTTGTCTAGTAGCCATTGTTCATCGACTACTGGATTCGTTCCTATTTGTTTGATACACTCTTTAGCTTGATCATAGGTGGTCTGGTTCAAGCCCTTCAACTCATCAAGATCGACACTAAGGACGGCCTTATTAGGAACCTTATTATATTTCTCTACAAACTGTTTTATAAGTTCAAAGATAACTTTCTGACCATCATCAGAGAAGTAATCCTTTTTTAGGAATGGTAGAGTCTTTCTTGCAAACTCACTTTCCTGAACCAATGTAGAGATAATATAATTTTCTATCATACGACTTCTTCTACAATACCTAAAATTTCAGCAACAATCAACAAGACCCCAGCTACAATAACATACTGCCCAATAAGAACAGCACCAGCTAGGATACGAAGACTACTCTTCAGTAGACTCCACTTCAAGTGACTCTTCGGGTCCGGATGCTCCATAACTAAACTCCTTCTTTGCAGCCTCATCAATAGCCTTTAGTACTTCTTCTGTATAGTACTTTTCAGGGTCTTCAAGAATGTTCTTACCAAAGACCTTTGACCCATCTGGCATCTCGTAGCGAGTAGATACTTTCTTGAAGATACCATATTTCTCAGCCAGGTCTAGCAAACCATAATAACGATCGAGGCCCTTATCATAGGTCAGTAGGCATTCGACCTGGGCATTCTCTTTAGAGAGTCTAGACTTATACATCTTGACCTTAATGATATTACCAATTACTTCGTTGTCAACCTTTTCCTTTCTTTTTGACAGCATAGCAATAGTAGAAGCAGCATACTTCAAACCAGTACCACCAGAGATCTCGTTCATTGGAACATAAGATCCAACCATAGCATAGACATGGTTAGTAACTAACATTGGTACCTTATACTTTGCACACTTCAATGTCAAGACTCTGAATGCAGCCTTGATGACCTGACTCTTAGTCATGTCTCTAGTGTCCTTACCTTCAAGTGAATCAGCCATTTCCTTAGAAGTAGATAGCATACCCAAAGAATCTAGAACCATCATCATTGGAGGACGGTCAGCTTCATCTGTCTTACCATATGCTTCCAAGAACTTTAGACCATGCTCTCTAAACTTCTGAATAGTATCAGGCTCGGCTATGATTACTCGCTTTGTATCAATACCACGAGACTTCATCATATCACGAGTAACAGCAGCCTCAGTGTCATAATAGATGACACCAGCATCAGGATTACTATCCAGAAAGCTCTTTACAATACCAAGAACAAAGAATGTCTTACCAGTAGCACTCTCACCAGCAAAAGCAGTTATCTTGTTATTAGGAACGCCGCCAAAAATTGACCCACTAAGAGCAGCATTGAGAGAGTAAGAACCACTATCAATGCTCCCTGTGAACTCAGCACTACCAGCACCGTCCTCAGCGATTGATGTATCCTCATCTTTAAACTCCTCAAC